CTCAGACACGCCTGTCTGACCACAATATAATTAAAGTTGTGACAAAAATTCCACCCACAAATAAATGTGGATATAAAAAATCATAACTTTATTTATTTGTGGTTTGCTCGCCCTGTTCGGGCCCATGCCGCCTCCGTACATGGTATCATGAGCACACTCTTCGCTGAGTGCTTAAGTAGTTGACCCTCTACTTGGGAATAGTATACTATTATTTAGGCTGGAAGAGGTGTTGCAGCTGAAAACATAACTGGTGCTCCAACGAACCCAAAGAATGTGAAATCTTCACCTGCTGCAACATAAGTATCAAATGCTACATATGCACCACCTGTATTTGTGTTTAGTGTAAGATGGTAAGCATTGCCTCCAGGAAAGGAACTATTGAGAGTATTAGCCCCTGAGGTAAGATAATTGCCTTTAACTTCTGAGAATCGAATAGGTAAGGCATAAGGGATTTCAACTTCGAGAGAATCCATAGTGCGATTCATAGTGGCTGCCGCACCAGCCAATGAACCACTAGTTTTCGAAACACCTTTTTGGGCATATGAAGAAACGGTACTGCCCGGAGATGTTATGGAAGAGATTATAGGTCTTCCGTCAGAGACTAGTGCTCTGTTAGAAAGACTCTCAACGCGATGAACTACCATTGATGCTACATTATTGGAAGTAGGTAAATATTTCCATCTAATAGAACCCCTCCACCCTGCGTAGGCAGATTTAAAGTAATTAATATAAGTGGGGCTAGCATACCAATAAGGTGTCGCAGCAGCGGTAGAATCAAAGCCATTAGTGTCAAAACCTAGATTACCAGGCATTGCTTTGAGAAGATATTGGAAAGTAGCTAGGCGTTGATCATAGACTCCGCCTGATTCAATATCTGCGTAAAACGTGCGATAATGACAGTATCTTTTGAGGAGCTGTCTCACTGATGAAATTTTCTCACCATAGAAGACAAAGGGTTTTTGTTCTTCATGAATGTGTACTCCAGACATCAAATCAATAGAATTAATCTCAGATTCTGGCGCATTCTCTTCTTCGGGAACTATTTCAACTGCTGATTGAGCTTCAAGCTCAAACATGTTGAAGGAACCTGCTGTATCCGAAGATTGAGCAACAGGTGTGAATAAAGAGAGAGCCATGCCTTCACCAGTGGGATTTATTAATTCAAAATCGTCACCAGCAGAAACAGAAACCAAGATCTTGACCCCGCTAACGGCGTCAGGAACGACTAATTCATTGACAACACGAACATAGAAAAGACCATTCGCAAAGGGCTCAGATGAACCCCTAATGTTTGGAGTGGCTTGTGTGAAAAAAGTTCTAGTGTTCGATTTGTCTAGAGTAAGATAACCCATATCACTCTGCCACTTAAAAGACACAGTGAAATCTCTGCCATCAGCTAAATCAATGATAGTGTTATAAGTTGTGTTAAAAGGATCCCCAATAACGGGCCCAATTGGATCATATATAATTGCTAATCTCCCTCGATGATATTGGGATGCAATTACTTGAAATCGATAATGAAGAGTACCACTCCAAGCGTTAAAAGGTCGTGACGCAAAAGAGAGGGCAGTTGGTATAATTAGATGTCCCCCTGGAACAGAAGAGCGGCGTTCAGCCATAGGGTCAACGTCACAGGCAAATAGGGTAGAATCAACAGTGTCTACTACATCCCAATTAAATGATGTTAAGTAAGATTCTTTGCGTGTGAGGTAGTCAAGTGATAATTCATCTATGGGAGGTAAGTTTACAGTGGAGGGATCTATACTGATCTCTTGTTTACCAGTCACAGTGAGTTTCTGTGAAGTGTCTCCCCCTTCTGTCAATGCTAAATTGTGAACTGGCATGTTGCGAACGGGTTTAGCATCTTCAAGAGTAATAGGTCTTGAATATCCAAAAAATCTAGCAAATCCCGCTACTGATTGAGCTCCCATTTGCGTTGCAAGGGCTAAAGGACCAATGCCAGGAACTGACGTTAACTTACCTGCCATATTAGCAATTGTTGACGCTGGACCGGAGATTACACCTTCAGTAGTGTATTCATCAGCCTGAGCTTCAAGAAAGAAAGCACTGAAATCAAGATGATCATCACCAGACAAAGATACCGAGGTCATGGTAGGACCTGTGAGTTGAACATTAGCTAGTTCAGCAAAGATGGTTATTGTAACAGCGTCAGTACCAGAATTTATCTGTTTCAAAGGAGCAAAACTGTCAATGTTAAGCCGACCAATATGGCTTGAAGAAACAGTGGGTAGAGCTAGGGAGAGATAATTTTGAGGTAAGAAAAATGGTACACAGATGGTTCCTCCCTTACAAGTGCTGGGGTTCAAAAATATGTGTGGACGCTGTGAACGTGTCACCAATTGGGTGTCACCCCCAATAGTGATAGATTCCTGGCCACCATTAAGATAACAGTAGCTAGCTAGCGCCAATCCAGCATGGAAAGGAGTACCATTGATATAAAAAGTAAGTTTAAGATCGCCTTTAATAAGGTTGTAGTTTTGCAGTTTGTTTTTTACTGCAGAGTTGTTTAAAAATAGGAACCATGGGTCAAGGAACGAGGCAACGCTAGCACCAACGAACCAAGATATTTTCGAAATCTGAACTTTACGGCTCAGAAAACGAGAAATATCAGCTTCAGCAGAGACTCCGTCGTCAACTGCCAAGATCCGTGAACCATTTTTATCGTGAACAACCATATCATGCATAGCAGAACTAGCGTGAACTTCGGTTGTGGATGATTGAGCTTCAAGCTCAAACATTAATGTGTGTTTGTGTTTGTTTTTAATAGAATCCATAGTTTCTAAATATAAGGACGCGAAAGCCCGGTAGTAGGTTAAATAATGTGGAAAATTGACTACATAGTCCACATATGAGTTTTGCGAACTCACAACGCCTCTAAGTGACCTACTCAGAGTGAGGTTGGACAGAAGATCTGTCAGGGGTTACTTGAACCGTATACGCCAAGCTCCCCTGTAACGAGTCTTCTTCTGTTGATTCACCTAGTGTCCATTCTAGAGTGAATTCATAACTCAAATAGTGCTTTTGAATGAAAAAGCGAGTTATGTTGGGATGGTTGGTGAATATCATATCCATTTTCTGTGTAAAATTTGTAAAAAATGTTCGGCCATGAAGACAAGCTTCCATTCTGGCGGCCAGATATGATTGTGCTATCACCTGCTCTTCTGATATGGATTGTTTCTCAACAATCATGCACAAACTCTTATATATGCTATCAGGAATAATAGGAGCGACATAACGCACTTCATTTTTACGAAAAGTTCGTTTCAAAAAGTCTGCCTCCTTAATGTTGATAAATGGTACTGACTCTCTATCTTTGTCAGCCATAGTGTAAGTGAGACCCCTAAGGCGCATGGCTTCAGCTACACTAGTGTGATTAAACTCTGGTTTACCACTACCAAATATATTATCATCTCCCATCGTCATGAGGTTAACGTTCATCGTAAAAGACTCAAAATCTCCCACGATATCATAATACGCTATCCGCATGTACAGACTGTTAGCTAATGAATTGACCAGCAACGTAAGTGGCTGACCAGAGGGATTCGATCCAAAAAATTGAAACAGATCACCATTCATATTAACTATGGGGTATGCAATATCGGTCGCGACTCCGACCATAATATGGTGTTGTAAAACAGTGAGGTTACCCTTCATGATTCGATAATTAATTAGAATCTGAAAAGCTCCTCTAATGATGGATGGTGGCATGTTCTTGTCGAATGCTTTGTGATCACCTGCTCCGATGTTATTGACACCATGAGCTACTAAATAGTAATACAAATCATCCCATTGTTCAGAATAACAGTTCATACCAACCGCGCACTCAGTTAGGAAATTGTTCTCCCGAACGCATTTTGTTAACTGTAGAAAATGCTTGCGAACTACTATTGAAAATGCTACTGAACTCGCTGTGAAGACTCTGGTGGCTCCAGAAACATACTTCTTATGTTTCACTGGTTCATCCTTCAAAGCACCCTGGAAAACCACATGAGCGCGCTCACCCAATGCATATGCTTCTTCAATACGGGCGATCTCCAAAGCAAGTACATCATCAGGTTCATGGAATTCTCCAGTGAAGTGAAAGTATTGGCGCTTCACACCAGGAAATCCAAATCCTCCTGAGGTACTCATAGGAAGGGATTTTAGGTAAGAATCACCATGCACTCCGTTAATAGCGACACACACATCTACGGAACCACTGTCATTTAACCAATCTAAACTAGGAGTAGTATCCTTTACATAAGCATCAACAGCTTTAAGAACAATCTCGTCGTCGTAATGAGGTGTAATTTTCCCAACGTCATTGGCTGCTATAGTAAAAGGATTCCTCCACTCTCCATCCTCACACTTTGGTGCCATCAATGGAGGACACAAAGGGTTAGTATAGTGAAAAACATCGCAAAACTCTTTGCAAATCAAAGATTCGCGAGTGTGAGAAGAGCTTGAAGAACGCTTGGCAAACGATCCAAGAATCACGGCTTGTGATCCTGGAGTAACCCAACAATGAATACCCTTGTGATGTGGTGGTAACAATGGCCCAGTAAACTGGTTTTCACCATAATTAACAAGAGCAGCCTCGCCTGCTAGTGCCATGGGAGAAGTGATATCGGTATCAGGTAACAATGTCTGACTCAGTTGTGTGCAAATAATGCGTCGTGAGGGATTCTGAGCATTAGCTCCGGCACACTGCATGCCGGAGATAAAAAGACCCTTGCTGCTACGTGAAATAATAATGGAGCCACAGTCACCCAACACTGGCTTTCTATCATCACGAACACCATCGAGGAATTCACCAGTAATTGTTTCATAGCGACTACTATATGATATTTTACGTATTCCATCTGTTACCACTTCGCCGATCTCAAAAAGACCTCCTGGTTGCATTGTAATGATCTTGCATATTCTACCAACATTGTCCCTTTCAACAGGCAGATACTTGTGAAGGTGTCTACGGGGCCGGATGCTGGTTGTCCTAAAAATAACGAGATCATTAGGTAAACGCGTAATACTAGACTCCACCATAGTGAATGCTTGTGTTGACGACACATTGGCATAGGACTCACCATAATCAACTACGCATCTATATTTGGCTGAGGACGGAAATATGTGCTGAACAGTGACGTAAGTGCTAGGCCCCAACCCAATAGCACAAGCAGTAGATTTTCTACCATCCGCATCGACTGATATCCTAAACATAGACCGCTTAATAGTATTTACTATGGCAAGGTCATTACCCGGATTAGCGCATTGCGGAACGCGGAAAAAATCTTGATCCGACTCGTCGGTACTCCAGATATCGTTCTGAGCTTCCACTTTGGGAGATGAGGGGAACATAGCACCAATAGCAGAATATATGGCATAAATACCAGCCGCCCCAGCTATGAGTTTAATGGCCACCTGCGCTTCGGATATGGCTGGGGGAATACGATATCGTGAGTTAAGGATAGCCAAACCAGCAAGAAGCTCAGGATGATGTATAAATAGATGAGTTATAAGCTTGTTCTGTAATGGGTTGGGTAAAATTCTGTATAAGCCCACACAGCTATTTTGCAACCTATTCCTATTAACTGGTGTATCAAAATGATGAATCAACTTACGCTGCAACCAAGTAAAACCCGTCAGATCTGCTAGAGATTGCGCCTCAACGTCATTACCATCAACAGAGTCAATAGTGGCATCATCATTACTCAAACATTCAGGGCAATCAAAAATAGAAAGGACGTTGTGTTCGCACATGTTGGAATCAACCAAATCTCTGGTAGACTCAAACATGACCGTCGCATTCTCCTCATGGGCAATCATCTTTTGAGAAACGATTTGACTCATCTCTGCTCCAGTGCATTGGAATCGGGTATTTCCAATAATGAGTTCAGGAGCCATAAAGACTTTTGTATCTGGGCAATATATGTCATACACAGTGCGGGGAACATCATCAATAACAACCAATCGAGGCTGCTCAATCACATAATCCCAACCATCATGAACAACTGTGTTTAGTTTCTTCATGATACCTGTTTTGTGATCAAAATACTGAGCTTTAACGGAAGGTCCAATTCGTAGACCAAATCGACGTAAAACTGCTGACGGTTCTGCCATAGCATGGTGAGCATGGAGGTCCTTGATATTAGTAGTAGCTACCACCAACTTGGGACAAATCGGAATTTTACCTTTATCTTCCAAGTGTGCCTGGTTTGATACAGTACCAATTGAATTAACAATCTCAATAACATCATTACAGTGATGTGTCAATCCCTTGGCTACAAGATTAGGGTGTTCTTTGGCGACATCATCCATGACGATAACCCAGTGACTAGCTCCCTTATAACCACTCATGAACTCATCATTTGTGTTAAGGGTGTAAACACTAGTCTGGGGATCGTATTTAAGATCAGGATAAATTCCATGTTTCTTCATGAGTTTGGCGTAAATAGTGATAATTTGGGTAACCACTGAACTCTTCCCAATGCCAGGATTACCATGTACCAAAACAGCAAATGGTGGCTTGCGAATAGCAGCAATCCCATATTCCTTCTGTAAAGTTTCATATTTTTTGGTGAGATCACGCCACATGGGAACAACTGCTTTTTCGTATGTGAGGAGCTCAGCTCCTCGAGCTAGGATAACTCTAATCTCTTGAATAAGATCGGCAGCGTTTAAAGACGCATCATGGGGCAATCTAGAAATTACTTCAAGCACATCAGTGTATGATTGTGCCCATTGGCGAACTTTCCTATCTTTGATTAAAAGAGGTTGCAGATTACGATCAGTAAAACATTCATAACCTGTTTCAATCATAGTGACGGCAAATTCAGTCACCTGATAAGCGAGAGCAGTAACGGTTAAGGAGGACATTTTGGGAACACCTCTACCAAAGAGAGATCTATAACCTTCTTCAGAAAAAGTTAAGCCCAAATGCTTCAATACACCACACGATATAAGACCATGGGTGACATTCTCGAACTTTCGGGCTAATTCTCCCCCAGATAGAGACTTCCAGGTATCCACAAATGTTCGCATACCTGCAATGGAACAAGGTAGAGATTGAGCTTCAATATCTGGTAAGTCTTTGATGCGTAATGGTCGCACTTGATCTACAAATAAAATGGTACGTAATACATTCTCCATTTCATCGAATCCATAATATAATCTAATGAAATTACAGATGTTGATAAACCAATTAGAAGGGGATTTATCAGCACGAATAGATCTATAAAACATAACGACATTACAAATGAGATCGAGATATTTAGAATCAATTTTATTGCAAATCATAGCCTGAGCTTCAATAGACAAATCAATAGGTGGTAAAGGATTGACAAAAGGTTTCAATTGAGTGTGTTGGAAAGTTTCAATGCACCTCATACTCCTATGGTACAGCCTAACGTGGAAATGTAAATCCTCATCCGAAATGGGGAAATCACCAAGGGTCTCGTGTGAAACACGAACATAATTGCAGGTGTTCCCTTCCAACAATCGCCTATGAGCGAATTGTGCTTCTTCATTATTGAGGATTCCATTAATAGCAGCATCAATGCGTCTATTACGGAGTTTCAAAATTAAAGTATCAATGCAGTAACGAATGAAAATGAAGAAATAATATACCCCAGTTGCGTAAAATAAAATAGTTGTGATAATGATCATAAGACCTCGCATACAATAATAAATGGGGTGTAAACAAATAGCATTGACTTCGGCAAAAGTAAGTCCAGTATCAAAGAGACTCTGTGTAGTATTTATGTTACAAAATTCACCTCTGATGTGAGGTTGATATACAGTATTGTTCAAAGATGTGTAATTAAAATTTTCAAATGAATATATATTTTCATAATAATCAGTATCTACAGTTAATCGTGGAATTGTGCCAAATCCATTTACAAAAATAAAAGGATTTGTCACTAACGCCATAATAATAATAATATTGAGGAAAGAGTTTCTGTTGAATTGGAATTTTGGGAATTCCGGAATGAAATGCTGTGATTTATTCAATTGGTTTGTCATTTTGGTTAAATTTGGGGGGGTTTTAGACTTAACATTTTAAACTTTAAATCACTTTTGTTGCGTGTTGATTTTTACATAATTATAGGTTTTGCCTTGGACAAGAGCCTCCACTAGTTTCCCAAAAACCAGCAGGATCCTCCGGTTCACATATTGTTGTAACAATGAAAGAAATGAAGCGTCCCGCGCCGAACCTCCTTCTAAGGTGAGTCATACGATAATGATATTTAATGATTTCAGGGGTGAATCAAAGGCCAGAGAACATATATAGCATAAATGGCTTGATAGTTTCTGGGGATGTTCACTTGAGAAATATAAAGATCGTATTTAAATTAAATTAAGATCTACCAAAGGTGAGTTCGAACCGTTTAGAACAGATGTTAGTATTGGATATATGGCCTGAACGTAGGAACAGCAAGTAACCTACGCCCAAATAAATTTGGTGGCTCGCCGTAACAATTTTTATAATCATGTAAAACCACGATTTTTATAGTTTATGCGCAATCGTATTATTAAAATGTTTAGGTCACAGGCGTCTAAACTGTGACTTTATTCAAGCTCTAACGAACGAATCGAAAGTCGTATTTCAAATAATTTGAAACCGGATGAAGAAATAGAGTAAGCTCTGACGAACAAATCGAAAGTCGTATTCCATTTAAAATGGAACCGGATTGAGGAATAAAGTAAGCTCTAACGAACGAATCGAGAGTCGTATTTCGAATAAATCGAAACCGGATAAGAGAATGAAGATTGGGTGAATGGAATTTATAGTCTTACATTCATAGACGAAGGGGCAAAAGGCTGGCTAGGCCTAATCATAGGGGGGGAGTATGGTTGAAAAGGAATTCCAGGGCCAACTGGAAAAGAAATGTAGTACGCTAGTAATAGAAATCGACAACATGTAGTCCATGGTGAAGATTTTGTGAAATATAGAGCGCTTCTCGAAAGCATGAAGATCAACATAATGAAGTACATCATGAAAATTAAATGGCAACTAAAAATAGTCTTCAAGGCATTGACAAAAAAGAATTTAATAGAAACCCCGTTTGTGTCGTCGCCGCCTTCGTTCTTGAACCGCTTGGTTCAAGTGGGGACAGTCGAATCGGCTTCAGGCTTCCCGCTCAAGGGCGGACATGCTCAACGGCCTCAGGTCCCTGTCCCC